CGCTGATTCTATTGGACAAAAGGTAGAAATGTGTAAGTCGATTGACTCTACACATAAGAACCACAAACGCTTCCAGTTTAGGGATAACGAACTTCTAATCATTCTTCAGGATCTTGATCCTAATCGTTTTGAAGTTTGAATAACAATGAAGGACACTTGGGTGTCCTTTTTTTATGCTCATAAGAAGAGGGGAACACATAACGGCGCCTCTGCATTGCCCTATTGATGTAAGGACATCGGGTCAACCAATTCCTTACACATTGTCCCTCATTTTCTTTTAAAAATGACTTCAACTAAACTCCGTGTCATTCAGTCCAACTCTAACGGATTTGTCACCAAGTTAGGTGACTGCTGTTTCTCTGGATTGAAGTCCTTCACTGATGAGAATCCTCGTGAATCTCGTCTCACTTTGTTCATTCTTAAGAACGAAGATGGTTCGAAAGACGTATCAGTTTTCGAGTCCGTTTTCTCTGGTGAAAAGAACAACGAAGGTCAACACATTTTCGTCACTGTTACTAATCCTGTAGTGGTTCGGAATATGAACACTCCCGTTCATCTTATGTCCTCTCTGAGTGATAAGATGGAACTGGTTGATTCGGTTCTCTAAGTGTAAGAAACACAAGGACACTTCGGTGTCCTTTCTTTATGCAAACCTCTTGACACTTATGGGCGGACAGTGTTATACTGAGGGACAGTGATTTGGGGTTTTCTTATAACCCATGGAACGAACGTAGTTGAATATAAGGATTATAAGATAAGGGTCTAAAGATAAAAATAAGGAAGAACCCGTATATAAAAACGCTAACTACCCTAACCTACAACGGACCAAACGAGAGAGTGTTATATTTCATTATAAAATTTTTTCCCAGGTATTTTTTGGAAATCTATGCCGAGCACATAAAGAATTATAAATTTTGAGTTGTGAAACTTCCCCGAAGGGGAACCATGAAGTAAACTGAAAGAAATGAAAAGAATCATGGCTCACGAGTCCTGGACCTGGGAAGCTTCTCCCAAAACTGAATTCCAAAGGAGAAAATTGGAAAAACTTTATAATCTCCCAGCATACGGAGAGAAGAATGTTCAAATCTCTCAAACTTCCCAAGAAAGAGATTGGAGTCTTCAGAGAGGTTTGAAAGATATCTCTCTGTTTATCTCTCTCAAGTTTCTTTATAATCTCACAAAACCTCTTCTTTTAATCATTCTCGGTGGATTGATACTATTCCTTATGAATCCCCCAGAGACACCTCAGAGGGTCACAGAGGGGGGTTCAGAGAGGGTCATAGAGGTTGGTGGGATTCGTATGGAATACTGAGATCTTATTGGGACCTTATAAAAACCCTCCGAAAAATCCGTGGTTGAAAAACCGCTAAAAATCCTCTATAATAAACAATCGAGATAAGATTCAATGAAAGAACGTCGTAAGTATCCTACAGTCCTTCGTTATCCTGGAGGAAAGTCAAGAATCATCTATTACCTGTTTCGTAAGAATATGATTCCTGAGAACATCAAGGAGTATCGAGAAGGTTTCCTTGGTGGTGGGAGTTGCGCTCTTGCGTTCTCTGTCATGTATCCAGACATTCCTGTTTGGGTCAATGACCTTTACTATAACTTGTATGTCTTCTGGACGCAACTTCAAACGAATTCTGATTCACTGATTAATCGTCTTCTGGAGTTGAAGGATGAAGCTTGTCGAGCAGAAGATATCACTGAACTCGAACAGAAACATCGTCAGTTGTATGCTGACATGAGAGATTTGATTGATGGGTCAAGTGATCCTTTTGATCTTGCTACTGCTTTCTATGTCCTGAATCGTTCGAGTTTTGGTGGTTTTACTGAACAGAATAAGAACGCTTTTATTCGTGACTCCTATAAGAATACGATCTTTTCTCAAAGTAAGATTCGTAAACTTGCTGATATCAGTAAGATTATTCAACCCTGGAGAATTACTAATCAAGACTATCGGAACTTGATGGAAGCTCCTGGTGAGGATGTCTTTGTGTTTCTTGATCCACCTTATCTGATTAAAGATATGTTGTATGGTAAGAATAAGGAGATGCACACTGGTTTCTCTCATGAGGACTTTGTTCAATCTTGTAAGGACACTCCACACAACTGGATGATTACCTATAATGAACATCCATGGTTGAGAGAACAGTTTGCTGATTTCCACATGGAGAACTTTGAGTTTCGTTATAGTCTTGCTCATCGTAAGGAGAACAAGAACAAGAAAGAAGAGTTGTTGATTATGAACTATAAGGTTCGTGAAACTGAAGAACCACAAAAGAGTGTGTTAGAAGAACTCCTCTTTGCTTGATTCAAACTAAATAAGACATTATAATACTCACTGAAATGGAGTGATTTTTATTCATGGCCAAAGGTTTTACTGTTAAAGCATCTGCACCACCAACCAAAGCAAAAGAAGCTGAGTGGGACTATGATGCGATTAAAGAAAGAATGCGAGGTAAGGCAATTGTCTTTTGTCTTCCTGGACGTGGATGTTCATATGCTTTTATGAAGAACTTTGTTCAACTGTGTTTTGATTTGGTTCAAAACCAGATGAGCATTCAAATCTCTCAAGATTATTCTTCAATGGTGAACTTTGCACGTTGTAAGTGTTTGGGTGCAAACGTACTGAGAGGACCTGATCAGATTCCCTGGGATGGTAAGTTGAAGTATGATTATCAACTGTGGATTGATAGTGACATCATGTTCAACACAGAGAAGTTCTGGCAACTGTGTGATCTGGCACTTCCTGCAGAATCAGTGAATGAAGATGGTTCAATTGATGAGACAAAGGATCATCCTATTAGTGCTGGTTGGTATTCCACTGAAGATGGTCGTACAACCTCTGTTGCACACTGGTTGGAAGAGGATGACTTCCGTAATAATGGTGGTGTGATGAATCATGAGATGGTTGATGGTATTACGAAGCGTAAGAAACCATTTACTGTTGATTACACTGGTTTTGGTTGGGTCATGATCAAGAACGGTGTGTTTGAAGATGAGAAGATGAAGTATCCTTGGTTTGCTCCTAAGATGCAAGTCTTTGAATCTGGAGCTGTACAAGATATGTGTGGTGAAGACGTATCCTTCTGTTTGGATGCAATTGATGCTGGTTATGAAATTTGGTGTGATCCCCGCATTCGTGTGGGACATGAAAAGACTCGTGTAATCTGAGGTAACAATGGCAAAGTTTTCAAAGGGTAAGGGTGGAGTTGACATTCTTGAGTCACTCCCTAAGAATACACGACAGGGTTCAGGACGTAATACCAAATACGCAGCTACATCTCGTAATAAGGCAAAGAAGAGATATAGAGGTCAAGGACGATAATCATCACCCCCTTCGGGGGGTTTTTAATGCTTAAATAAGAAAAAGGAAAAGGATTAAATGTCAACACTCATTTGCAATCTTCCAAGTGAAGAGATCTGGGTTAGAAAAGAATATCTAACAGATCACCAGTTTGGTCATGGTGAGTTTGTCAAAGGTGTTTGGGTCTCTTGTAAGTCGATTCCAGGACGTGCCTTCTACTTTGAAACTTATCTACCAGAATATGCAGCAATGTATGATAAGTTACCAATTAGTGCATTTGTGTCAAAACCAGAGACACCAGATCCTGATTTGAATCTACCCAATCTACAGTTTTGGAACTGTATGGATTATGGTGTAGTCTCAATTCATAAACAGTTCATTGGTTCAATGGATTTTGAACTCTACACTCGTGATCATGGTATAATGAAGGGAACTTACATTTGTACTATAGATAACTATCATAGTGATCCTGATTTCATTGATTATGCAACCAGTGAGAAACCAGCAGAACACAAATCTCATAATCTGATTGAACTGGAGAATGGGCAATATGCTCTCTATCCAAACAATCGAATGAGAATCTATGATAATAGTCTCACTCCCGAACAACCATTACAACCAGATTTCAAAGTTTCAACTATTGAATATTCTGTAGAGAATGGATTTGATCGATTGGGAATGGGACGTGAAGATGAATACTTTTGGAAAACATCAAAGGAAAGAAATGGAAAACAACGAACAGAATCTTCTGAGAGAGATTGCGAATGATCGCCAAACTCCAAAGAATAGAAGAAATCAGAACACTGATGGTTTATTTGAAACCACAGATTTAGAAGACGAAACGACAACAGAAACCGTCACACTTATCGACTAAATAAGAACGATTGTTGTAACATCTCAAGTGCCTGTTGAAAGAACGAGCAAAGGTTTTAAGGACATTAGTGCATCTTTTCAGATCAATCCTATAAACAACGATCTCATTGCAATTAAGAATGAGAACGCAATTGCTCGCTCAGTCAGAAATCTTGTATTGACTTCTCCTGGTGATAAACCATTTCAACCAACCATTGGTTCGAGAGTTTATGATCTGTTATTTGAAAATATGGATGAATTGACTGCTTCAGCCATTCGTTCAGAAATCGAAAATACAATCAACAACTACGAACCAAGAGTTGAATTGGAGAATGTAGAGGTGACTCCAAATTATGATGAAAATGCTTTTGATGTATTGATTCGATACTTTATCGTTGGAATTGATGCTGGACAACAAGAACTTACATTTGCACTTCAACTTACTAGGTAAATGCCTTTAGTAAATTTCAGCAACGTAGACTTTGATCAGATCAAAGAATCCATCAAGGATTATTTGCGTGCCAACTCTAACTTTACTGATTATGATTTTGAAGGATCCAACCTTTCAACGATCATCGACACGTTAGCTTATAACACCTACATCAACTCATACAACGCCAACATGGTGACGAATGAGATCTTCATTGATAGTGCCACTTTAAGAAATAATATCGTATCACTCGCAAGGAACATTGGTTATGTTCCTCGTTCTCGTAAGGCATCTGTAGCAAATATCTCATTCACTGTAAACGCTTCTAATACAACAGCTGTTACTTTAACTCTGAAGGCTGGAATTGTTGCTATTACTAATAGACAGTTTGGAACTCAGAGTTACATTTTCTCAATTCCTTCTGATATTACAGTTCCTGTTAAGTCTAATGGAGTTGCAGAATTTAAAAATATTGACATTTATCAGGGAACTTACGTTACTCAGAATTTTACAGTAAGTTCACAAACACCAAATCAGAAGTTTATTCTTACAAACTCTGGAATTGATACATCATTGATTTCTGTGATCGTAAAAGAATCACAACAATCAACAGTTTCAAGAAAGTATAATCAATTTGATAGTCTTGTAAGTGTAACTTCAACCTCACCAATCTATTTTCTTCACGAATCTGATGGAGAAAGATATGAACTTCTCTTTGGTGATGGTATTTTTGGTCAGAAACTTCAAGAACCAAACTACATTACAGCAAGTTACATCATCACAAATGGTGAAGATGGTAATGGAATCTCTGGTTTCTCCTTTGCTGGACAAATTGCAGACAACAATGGTAATCCAATTACCTCTGGAATCTCACTTTTATCCACCAACACAGCGTCCAAAGGTGGATCAGACATTGAAAGTGTCGAATCAGTTAGAAAATATTCCACTCAAATCTACTCTTCTCAGTATCGTGCAGTAACGGCAGCTGATTTTGAAGCTATTGTTCCTCAGATTTATCCAGAAACTGAGTCAGTAACCGCTTTTGGTGGTGAAGATTTGGTTCCACCAGTGTATGGAAAGGTGTTTGTGAGCATCAAACCCTATAATGGTGTATATCTTTCTTCAGAAGTTAAGAGAAATATCCAACTTGATCTTAGAAAATACACTGTTGCTGGCATTGTTAGTGAAATTGTAGACCTGAAATACCTTTATGTTGAGACAAATTCGTCAGTTTACTACAACACCAACCTTGCACCAACACCACAATATGTAAAATCGATTGTTACTAACAACATTAACAATTATGCAGACTCAACTCAACTGAATAAGTTCGGTGCAAGATTCAAATTCAGTAAGTTCCAGAAGGTAATTGACGAAAGTCACGAGTCAATTACGTCAAACATCACCACAGTTGACATGAGACGTGACTTAGGAGCTAAACTGAATCAGTTTGCAGAGTATGAAATCTGTTATGGTAACCGTTTTTATGTGAAGAATCACGGCCATCGTCCAGTTTTCAATAGTCAGACTCTTGGATTTAACATTAAATCGTCTGGATTCAAGATTAGTGGAGTAAATGACACTGTTTATTTGGGTGATGTTGCAAATTCTGACCTTTTGACTGGTGAAGTTTTCCTCTTCAAACTCCTTTCTCCCACAGAATACATTGTTGTGAGAAACAATGTTGGAATTGTTGATTATATCAAGGGTGAAATTAGATTAAATCCAATCAAAATTCTTTCAACAGAAGTAAATCGTGGTGTTCCTATTGTTGAAATTTCAGCCACACCTTACTCTAACGATGTAATTGGTCTTCAAGATCTTTATCTCCAATTAGACCCCTCAAATACTGTGGTAAATATGATTAACGATCGTATTTCTTCAGGTGATGATGTATCTGGAAGTGACTATGTTGTGACTTCCAGTTATCAAGGTAACACGTTAGTTCGTGGAACTCCAATTATATCATCTTTGGCACCAAGTTCCGTGAGTTCTTCATCAAATACATCGTCTTCTTCTGGTAGCTACTCCAGATCAACGATCACATCTTCGTCTGGTACCACATATTCTTACTAAAATTCGATGACAATAGATAGAGTAAAGTTTCAGGACATCGTTGCGAGCCAACTCCCTCGCTATGTAAGAGAAGATTTTCCACTTTTAGAAGAATTTCTGCAACAATACTACGTTTCTCAGGAATTTCAGAGTGGTACACTTGATTTGGTGCAAAATCTTGACCAATATGTCAAGGTTGAGAACCTTTTTAACCTAAAAAATTCAACAATTCTTGAAAACGACATCAGTTTTACTGATTCTACCATCAATTCTTCAGCTTCAGGCAATTTTACTGAAGGTTTTCCTGAAAATAATGGTCTTTTGAAGATTGATGATGAAATTATCACATATACACACAAAACCGCAACCACTTTTGAGGGTTGTGTAAGAGGTTTTAGCGGAATTACGTCATATATTAGCTCAAATGAACCAGATCAACTTGTTTTTGAAGAATCTGTAGCTCAAAAACACAAATCTGGTGCTGTAATTTACAATTTAAACATACTTTTTCTTCAGCAATTCTTCAAAAAACTGAAAAAACAGTTTGTTCCTGGATTTACTGAAAGAAATCTCTATTCTGGGTTGAATCAGAGAAACTTTATCATCAATTCTGATACTTTTTATCAGTCTAAGGGTACTGATAATGCATTTAAGATTCTCTTCAAAGCACTTTATGGTGAAAATGTCAATGTTATTCGCCCAAGTGAGTTTCTCTTCAGACCTTCTGATGCAGAATACAAAGTAACTCAGGATTTTGTTGTTGAACAGATTTTAGGAGATCCTCTTCAACTAAAGAATCTTACCTTATATCAAGATTCGACAAATTCCAGAGGTACTGTAACAAACGTCGAAAGACTTCTTTATGATCAAGGTCAATATTATCAAATTTCCATTGATTATGGTTATCAGAGAGATATTGACACAAATGGAACTATTTTTGGTAAATTTGAACCAAATCCTAAAACAAAAATTCTAAATTCAGTTTCCGTTGGAGCAACATTCATCGATGTTGACTCAACAGTTGGTTTTGCTCAAACTGGTTACCTCTATGTTACTAATTCTGATGGTGATTCACGAATTTTAACTTATGGTGATAAGACCTATAATCAGTTTTTGAGTGTTTCTGGTGTTTTTGATAGCCTTTCCGAAAAAACTGATATTAGAGAAAATACTTACTCTTATGCGTATGTTGGAATTGACACTTCTCAAGAAATTAGAGTAAGAATGACTTCAACTCTAACTGAATTGCAGTTAGATGAGAAAACCAACTACTATAACCAAGGTGACACTGTTGCACTTCAATCTCTTGGTTATGAAGATGAGTCAACAAGATCCAAAAACTGGAAATTCAACACAAAAACAGAGTGGGACGTAGAATCCGTCAAATTGGTTGACGTAACTGAAAATGCTTATGAAATTCAAACGTTTGATAGTCAACTTTTAAACCCACAATATAAAATCAAGCTAAAAAGTTCAATTGGTGATATTACTGACGGTGTAATCTATAAAATTATCTCAGAAACTCAATTTGTTGCACGTTTAAGCCAAACTATTGATACTCGTTTAGTTTACACTCTTGAGAATCAAATTCTTAAGGGCAATTCAACTCGTTATCCTGTTCTGAACAACTATTTTGCTAATGTTCAAAACACATACTCCAAATTTGATGGTGATGTTTTAGTTTCATCTAATTCTATTCCACATTATGGTGATACACAGATCAATCCCTATGATAAGAAGATTACCTTCTCTGGAAGTTCATCAGATTCTCAAACTCTTGTATTAACAACCTCTTCTGATCACGGTTTCATCACTGGTGATGCAATCTATTATCAACCTGGTTCTATCAAAACAACTACAACAACTCCTGATGGTGTTGAAGTTGTTACTGAATCATTTAGTTCCTTTGATAACGTTGCTGCTTCTGTTTATTATGTAAAACGTGTTGATGAGAATAGAATCAAACTTGCAAGAAGTAGATCTGATCTGTTTTCTGGTAAGTATCTAACTCTTGGTGGAACAGTTGAAAATAATCAGTTTATTTACTTTGATTTCTATCAAAAGAATTTAACACCACAACCAATTGTAAGAGAGATCACTGCTCCATCCAAACAAGTTGGATCTTTTGAAACAGTTCCTGGTTACACTGGAATTTTGATTAATGGTGTTGAAGTTCTTAACTATAAATCACAAAATCAAATTTATTATGGTGATCTTGAAGGAATTGATATCAGTAGTGGTGGTTTAACTTATGATGTAATTAATCCCCCAATTCTCAACATTCAAGATAGTGTTGGTGTTGGTGCAACAGGTGTAGTTTCTGTTGATGGATCCCTTTTGGGAATCAATATCATCGATCCTGGGTTTGATTATCAATCAACTCCAGTTATTAAGATTACTGGTGGAAGTCCAACCAGAGTTGCTAAAGCTGAAGCCAGAATGACATCAATTGTTCATTCTGCAACTTTCAATGCTGAATTTATTGCTGGTAATGTTTCAGTAGGATCAGACACAATTGGATTCTCTACATTCCACAAGTTTGTTCAAAATGAAGCAGTAGTATACAAACCAAACAAATCTCCTATTGTCTTAGGATTGGCTACAGATGCACAATATTATGTTTCTGTAGTTGATGACCACACTATTAAACTTCATAACACTTTCTCCGATGCTAATGTTGGAGTTAACACTGTTAATCTGATTTCTTATGGTTCTGGTGTTCAAGAGATTGAAGCTATCAGAAGAAAAACCATTATTGGTGGAATTGAGGTTACCGACGCTGGAGAGGGTTATAAGAATAGACAACGTTACTTCACCAGTGCTGGTGTTTCAACATCACTGAACCAGATCAACATTAAGGATCACGGTTATAACACAAAAGAGGTTATTCGTTATCAAGTTGGAACTTCTGGTGTTGTTGGACTCTCAACAACCAAAAATTATTATGTCATCAAGGTTGATAATGATAACTTCTCTCTTTGTGAAGTTGGAACTGGAAACACCTCAACAGATTACTACTACGAACGTAATCTTTATGTTGATTTTGATTCAACAGGTAGTGGTTCATTTAACTATCTTCCCATTCAAGTTAGTGTTGAAGGAATTGTTGGAGTTACAACAACTGTTAATAGAAACTTCAATGCTCAAATTCAACCACTCTTCAGAGGTCAGGTTCATTCAATCCAACTGACCAATGGTGGTGTTGGTTATGGATCTTCTGAAATTGTAAACTTTGATAGAAAACCAAATGTTTTCTTTGAAAGTGGTGAAGGTGCATTAGTAAAACCAATCATCAACAATGGAAGAATCGTTGATGTAATCATTAATGCTAGAGGACATCAATACAATTCTCCACCATTTCTCGTTATTTCGGGTCCTGGAACTCACGCAAAACTCACACCAATCATTGATAATGGAAAACTTGTAGATGTTAGAATCATTAGTGGTGGAATTGGATATGACAATACTACATCAGTAACAGTAGTTGCTGCTGGTTATCAGGCTAAAACAGATCCAAACATCCGTAAGTGGACAATTAACCTGTTCCAAAGAAACTTCAGCACCATCAACAATGACGATGGATTTGTCAGTGAAAATAATCAAAATGATAATCTTGAATATTCTCACATCTATGCACCTCGTGTGTTGAGAGAAAACACATATGCAATTAACTCAAATAGTGATACTGCTTTTGGTGTTCCCGATCTGAACACTTTAAATGGTAACGAAAGTGAAAGCACCTATCACTCACCAATTCTTGGTTGGGCATATGACGGTAATCCAATCTATGGTCCTTATGCATACAGCACTCAGGAAGGTGGCATTATTCGTCAGATGAAATCTGGTTATGAGGAAAGAGTTGATCTCACACATCGTCCTCCTCTGGCTATTTTCCCAAGTGGATTCTTCATTGAAGATTATGAATTCACTGGAAATGGTGATCTAGATGAACACAATGGAAAGTTTGGTGTAACTCCAGATTATCCAAATGGTGTTTATGCTTATTATGCAACGTTCAATACAACCAGTAATGCAACAAGTGGTCCTTTCAATAAGTATAGACAACCAGAATATCCCTATCTGATTGGAGATACATTTAGAAATAAACCAAATCTAAACAATACAAAGGAACTTGCCAATCAAAAGAACTATGATGTTGAATTGAATGGTTGGTTTAGAAACACAACTGCTTATCACACCAATGATTCCAAGAGTGGTTATCCTTATATCTTTAACTCAAATAAAGTTAAAACACAAACTTTAGATATTGAATCTACTGATACAGGAACTATCAATTCTGTTACTGTTTTTGGTGGTGGTAGAAACTATCAAGTTAATGATCGTGTTGTTTTCAACAATGAAGACACAAGTGGTAAGGAAGCTCAGGCTAAGGTCAATTTTGTTAATGGTAAAACCATCAACACGGTAAGTTCTTCTTCTTCTATCTTCCTGGGAGTTGAATTTACACCATACAGTGATAGAAGACAATTTATCGGTTTCTCCTCAGAACCGCATTACTTGAAGGATCTTGATGTTGTAAACATCAATGGTTTATCTGAGTACTTCTCAGGTTTTGATGGATCTTATCAAGTTGGTGTAAGATCTGATAACTTTGTTCTCACTCTTGGTATTGGATCAACAGGTGAAACTGGAATCACCACCTACATGTATGTTTCTGGAAACTTAGAATATCCATATATTCGTGAAAATGATATTCTCGGAATCGGAACAGAACAAGTTAAGGTTCTGAACATTGATTCAACAACACAAAGAATTAGAGTTCTGAGAGCACAGAATGAAACTGTTGGAACTGCTCACACAAACAGAGCGGTTCTCTTTGAGGATCCAAGAAAGTTTAGAATTAATGTTGGAACAACTAAAACAACCAAAACCTTCAAGATCAATCGTGAACTTTACTTTGATCCAGCAGAATCTGTTGGTATTGGAACCACAACTGGAATTGGTGTTGGAAACACCATTTCTTTCTCCAATCCTGGAGTTGGAAAAACACAAATCTTCATTGAACCACAATCGATCTATTATCCAGATCACAGACTTCAGTTGAATGATAAAGTTTACTATTATTCAAATGGTGGAACTGAACTAACTGTTTGGAATGGTCAATCTGCTTCTTATAATTCAATTGGTGATTTTGATTTCTTCTACATTGCACCACTCTCTAAGGACTTTATTGGAATCTCCACAAATAAAGTTGGATTGGGAACAACTGGTTCTTATGTTGGTGTAAACAGTGCACCTGGTCTCCTCTTCTTCACAAACAATGGAAGTGGTGATCATCACAGTTTTGTAACTGACTTTGATAACGTTATTACTGGACAGGTTGATAAGACCAGTGTTACTGTTTCGACCGCTTCTACTCATGGTTTACAAGTAGGTGATAAGGTTAACTTATCAGTAAAACCAATTGATACTCAAACAATTGTTGTTAAGTATAACGAATACAACAGAAGAATCGTTTTCGATCCCAAAGATTTCTCAGCTTCTGATATTAACACACAATTCAACACAATCTACTTTGCTAACAATACTTTTAGAACTGGTGATCGTGTAATTCACACAGCAACTTCACCAGCTGGTGGATTGATCAATAATGAAATGTATTATGTGATTGTTTATGATCGTTATAGAATTCGTTTGGTCAATCACCACTATCAAGTTACTGAGTTGAGTCCAAAGTTTGTTGATATCTCAAGTCAGTCGGCTGGCACTCTTTCGAGAATCAATCCACTGGTTCAAACACATAAAAACAATAACCTGAAATTTGATCTTTCTGATTCATCTCTCGGATTTGTTTTGGGTGGTGTAAATTACTCTGCCTTTGATCTGAATCTCTACAAAACCAATAACTTTAAAGATATCTTCTACACAACCGAATCTTCTTCTGATTTTGAAGTGGAGAAGAATGGAAGAGTTGGAATTGACACAACTGCTAACCTGACATTAAGAGTCACTGATAAAGTTCCAACAAACCTTTGGTATCAATTTGATTTGGATAATGTTGAAATTGCCCCAACTGTAAAGAGTCAAATTGTTAAGGACACCACTGTTGTTGGAAATAGTGAAATTGATGTTATTCTGACTCGTTATGATGGTGCACACACCATTTCAGGAATTGGAACAACTACCTTTAGTTTTAGTGTTTCTCAAATTCCAGAAGTTTCACAATATAATTCAACAAACTCCAAGTCAACTTACTATACAAATTCCAGAACTGTTTATGGTTCCATCAATTCAATCTTGATGTTGAATCCAGGAAGTGGTTATAAGTCTCTTCCTTCAATTCCAAAGGTTGTGAGTGGATATGGAACAGATGCAATTCTGTTCGCAGAAAGTAAAGATCTTGGTCAGATCCTTAAGGCAAGATTTAACTCAGATAACATTGGATTTGATTATCCAACAGATAAGACTTTGAGATTTGTTGCAAATCTTCCAGAAGTTTTATCTTTGGAATCTCTCACATCATTTGAATCCATTGGAATTACATCTGCTGGTAGAAATTACCTGACACCACCAAATCTTGTTGTGATTGATGGTTATTCGAATCAGATTGTTTCTGATCTGGATATCAAGTATCAATTGGGTGATAATCAAGTTACGATTCTTGAAAATACAACTGGAATGTATAACGTTCCTCCAAGAATTGTTCCAGTCAATAACTCCAATGGAATTGGAATTTCTTCTCTCACATATTCCTCTTCAACAAACATTGTAAGACTTTATCTTGATACACAGTTCAGTAACGCTTCAGACTTCCCATTCAAAGTAAATGGAAAGGTTCTTGTTGAGAGTATTGATATTGGAATTGGAACAACTGGAACTGGATATAACTCATCTGATTACAATTACACATTATTCACTCTAACCACAGCTGAGGGTCAGATTGGTGGATCTGGTGCTTATGTGGAATATAGTTTGAAGGATGTTTTAGATAGTGGTGAAATTCCTGGAAATGTAATTTCTGCTACTCTTGGAAGAGTGATTCCAGAAGAACAATTCCCAATTTTCAATCCAACTCTCAAAACTAATGATTTCTTCGTTGGTGAAACAGTTATCTCTGGAGGATATAAGGGAACTGTTGAGAGTTGGAAACCAAACATTGAAATGTTGAAAGTTTCAACTCCTAAAGAATTTGTTGTTGGTGATGTTGTTAAGGGATTGAGTTCACAAACTCAAGCGGTTATTGAGAAAAAATATGATTATAACTCAGAAATTCTGATTGGAGCTGGTGCAACTGTTGTTGATGGTTGGCAGAGACAAACAGGATTCTTGAACAATGATTTGCAGAAGATTCCTAATAATGAATATTATCAGAACTTCTCATACTCATTATCATCAAAAGTTGATTATGACACTTGGGAAGATCCAGTAAGTGCACTTAATCACACATCTGGTTTTGCTAAGTTTGCAGATTATCAAGCAGAAAGTGATAGTTCACTGAGCGGATCTGATGTAATTGTTAGCCCTGTTACTTCTGATGTCAACATTGTTGTTGATATTGTCGGTGAAGTTGATGTCAATTGTTATTATGACTTTGACAATGTTACTGAAAGAGCATCCTATGTTGGTGGAAACCTTGTTTCGACTGAAATCGTATTTGAGAATAAGATTCTCACGGATTATTTCCAATCTGTAGGAAATAGAGTTCTTTCAATTGATGATTTCAGTGACACATTCAATAGTGAAGAGAGAAAAACAACATATGCTCAAGTATTGAATGGAGAAAGAAATCAAACTGTTAACAAACTTATCACTTTTGTAAATGATCAAACTTTTGTCGATGAGTGTCAGTTTGAAATTATTTCACTTCTTCAAAATAATGGTGTTGGTTACTTAAACGCTTATGGTAAATTGTTCCCAGGATCTGATATTGGAACCTTTGATTATCTTGCAACATCAACTGGATGGTCATTGGTATTTTATCCATACTTCTTTGAATACAGTTCTTATGATACCTCGGTTCTTAACTTCACAATTTTGAATGATCGAATTCTTGAAACAACACATGAAGTTGGAAACATTGTTCAACAAAGAGGAGAATTAACAACGGTCGGTGCTGGAACAACCACAGTAATCACCACTATCGATTCTAACACATATAACTTCGCCAAAGTTATTACAATGTTAGATTTTAACGGTAATGATTATTCATCTGTTGAATTTAACATTGTATCAGATGGAAGTGAAGTTTATGCACTTGAATATGGTTTGTTACAAAACGATCTCGGAATTGTTGATACAGACTTTGGTTCTTATTCTGTAGAAATGAATGGAACAGATGTTGAAGTCAAATTCACTTCAAATGTTGGATCAGCACTCACTTCCAAAACCTTTATTACATCTGTTTCTGGAATTGGAACCACAACTGGTGTTGATTCTTTGGATGTATCAAAACTGAGTTCTAATTATGTTTCAATTGCCTCTTCTACTTCTCCAACAGCTACGGAAATTGTAGCACTCAATGATCCATTCAAAGCTGGTTATCACATTGTTTGTGTGACAGATACAACCAACTCTGAATATGAAATGTTTGAAGTTGGAACAATTCAAAGTGATCTTGGTGAAAACTTTGTTGAATTCGCTAACGTAAGATCTGGTGCAAGTCTGGGTCAAGTTGGAATGACAACAAATTCTCTTGTTTATACACCAGAAGCAAACATTGATGTTGAAGTAAGAGTTTACGCTAATGAATTAAAGATCTTTGACCTGAATGAAAATCCCAATTCTATTGATATTGGATTTGATAGGATTGATTCCAATTCATCTACTTACAGAGGAACCAAATTAGATTTGACAACAGCATTTGGATTGAAACATGAAGGTCTTGAAATCTTCAGAAGATCCTTTGATGGTTCTAATTCTGGAATTGTTAGCACTACAGATAACGTTGTTAAGATCAACAATCACTTCTTCGTAACTGGTGAACAGGTTGTTTATTCACACGCAGGTGCCGGAACATCACAAGCAATTGGAATTGCTACTACTACTGTTACTGGAATTGGTCTAACTGATAAACTTCCCAACAACTTGTTTGTAGTTGCTGTTGATAGTGGAAAACTTAAGTTCTCCAACACAGCACAGGATGCACTCAAAACTGAACCTGTCACCTTTGACATTACTTCTGTTGGTATTGGAACCTCTCACAGTATTACATCCACAAACGCAAACGCAAAGGCGTTGATTGCAATTGACAATATGATCCAATCACCTCTGAGTGATACTGATGTTGAAACTACTCTCACAGCTTCAGTTAACTTTGATTTGAATTTCCCAGTGGCTGGAGTCACCTCATTCAAAGCAGCTGACATTATTAAGATTGATGATGAGATTATGAGAGTTGTGGATGTTGGTGTTCAGGGACCCAATTACATGACTGTAAGAAGAGCACAGGTCGGAACACTGATTGCGGCTCACACTGGTGGATCTACAGTTACTAAACTCTCTGGTAACTATAACATTATTGGAAACACATTAAACTTTGTTGAGGCTCCATATGGTAATGTTCCACTGAGCACAACCACAGGTGATCCTGATTACAGAGATTGGACAGGAATTACTACACACTCTACCTTCCAGGGTAGAACCTTTATGAGGTCTGGTCAACCAAACACATCACAAAACACTTATTCAAGTAACTATGTGTTTGATGACATTACATCACAATTCACTGGTGTTACAAGTGTATTCACACTCCAGTCTGGAGGATCAAACGCTGTTGGTTTCTCAACATTCAATGCTATGATTCTTGTGAATGGAATCTTCCAAGAACCACAAGGTGTTCAAGTTGGTCAGGGTCAATATCAAATCTCTGAAACCTCTGGAATCTCATCTCTCCGTTTCTATGGAACTGGATCTGATATTGGATACGATCCAAACAGAACAGATCTTCCCATTGGTGGATACATT